AAGAGACAGCACCAGCGCCGATGTCGTGGGCCGCCTCCTGGGCAGCGTCAAACCGCTCCTCATGGTGACCGATCCCCCCTATGGCGTGGAGTATGATCCGTCATGGCGCAACCAAGCTGGGGCAGCCAAGACCAAACGCACCGGCAAGGTGCTGAACGACGACCGCGCGGACTGGCGCGAGGCTTGGTCCCTTTTTCCTGGCGATGTCGCCTATATCTGGCATGGCGCTCTGCATGCAGCGACTGTCGCAGACAGTCTGACCGCCGCGGGCTTTGCCATACGCTCCCAAATCATCTGGGCCAAGGACCGGCTGGTACTGAGCCGCGGCGATTATCATTGGCAGCATGAGCCCTGCTGGTATGCGGTGCGCGCCAAGGGCAAAGGTCACTGGGCGGGGGATCGCAAACAGACGACACTCTGGCAGATTGCAAACAAAGATCAGGATGCCGAGACCGTACATGGCACTCAGAAGCCAGTAGACTGCATGCGCCGCCCGATCCTCAACAACTCAAACCCCGGCCAAGCTGTCTATGAGCCCTTCATGGGATCCGGCACCACGCTGATCGCAGCAGAGACGACAGGACGTATTTGTTATGGAGTGGAGCTGAACCCAGCTTATGTCGATGTGGCTATCGAGCGCTGGCAGGCCTTTACAGGCGAAGAGGCCGTGTTGGCAGGTAGCGGTGAGACATTCGCAGTGCTTAAATCCAAGCGGATCGCGGCCTGATACAATCGCGCCGTCGCTCCCTCATTGAGGCGATCACCAATGTCATCGTCGGCTATGTGCTAGCCGTCATCACCCAGACCATCATATTCTCATGGTTTGGACTTCAAGCCGGACTCGGTTAGACCCTCGCAATCGGCTCTGTATTCACCGGTATCTCGCTTATCCGGAGCTATACGCTGCGCCGGCTATTCGAGCTATGGCGGTGAGATATCCGCTCAAGCCGTGTCGAGCTTGTAAACAGTCCCCCGCTCGGGGTGTTTATGGGAGGTGATGGACAGGCCCAGCTTTTTTTTAAGGGCGCCGGAGATCGTCCCTCTGGCCGTGTGTGGCTGCCAAGATGTGGCGACGACGATTTCCGCGATGGAGGCGCCGTCGGGGCGCTGGAGCATCTCAATCAGCATCGCCTGTTTTGTGCCCTGTCGGATGGACGCCAGCTTCTGACACGACGCCGCATCCGCCGTTGGGATATTGCCTTCCGGCGCCCGCGTAGTTGCCTTGCGGATCTTGCTGATCGTGCTGGCTGCAATCGGTTCTATCTCGATGGCCTCCAGCCCCGCTTCGGTCGCAATCAGCGTGGTACCGTGACCATCGCCGGCCTCGCGCCAGAGCGGTTCTTTGCGAAAGAGGTTGGCCTCGACCTCTTCGAGCCATCCCCGCTCGATCATCTTGGTCACTGTCATCTTGGCGGCAGCACCAGCCAAGCCTTTGGGCAGGGGCATGGCCAAGTTGCCGGCCCGGCAGGCCGCGCAGTTGAGGATAATAGATTGGGTCTCAGTGAGCTTGGGCATTTTGGCCTCCGTGTGAGTGGGGTGCAATTTTGGGATCAGCCGACCTCTTCCATCGCGGCCATAACCGCGAAGTGCTGCACCCAGCCGGTCAGGTAAGGCAGCCCGACGGGGATCCCCTCCTCACGCTGAGTTCTGGAGCTAATGCGCCAGTCCTGCCATTTGGCGATTGTGGTGGTTATGGCAACCTCACTGTCCGCTGTGCTGCCCTGTAGGGCTCCGACGACATCATCGGCAAAGTGCCGACCCCAGCGGCTGTCGAGAAAGTCACGGATGCCGCGCATGTCCTCCTCGCTATCGGCGCCAATGGCCTCGGCGACCAGGCGGGAGGTGAGCGTCCAGACCTCAACGCTGCGGCGGTCTCGTTCAGGGCAGCGCGTCATGCTGCCGAAGAAGCCGTCGTCTTCATTGCGGCTGGGAAGAATGGCGGGCGTGGTCATCTCAGAAGCCTTTCTAGGGAGGGGTGCGGGTTGGGTCAGGGTCGCAATCTGTGCGCGTGTCCTCATGGCTCTGCCCTCCATCAGATCACTTGCAGTTCAGCCAAAACCGCCGCGGCGGCGACCAGCTGAGCCGTGGGCAGCTCGATCTTGAGATGCGAGATCACGTCACTGGCCTCGGCGTTTATGCCGTCCTTGCGCAGCGTTACCTCGATGACCTCCGCGACGGCGTCCGGTCGTGCGCGGTCAAAACGCTCCGGCAGCGTGCTATGGTCGATGCGGATAGTGGTGATGGCGGTCATGGCGTAGCTCCAATCAGGCTGTTTGCGTGATGTAAGAATCGCTCGACGCCGCAATACAATCAACTCAAATAGACGTTTTTAGTTGTTTATTTACAATATGTTGAGGCAACATAAAGCGTCATGGAGGGTCTATCTGAACGCGCCTATGCAGAGCACGCTGGGATCTCCCGCGGGGCTGTGCAGAAGGCCCGCAAGACCGGGCGGTTGGTGCTCTTTGCCGATGGCTCAATCAATGCAGCCGCATCCGATGTGCGTCGGAAAGCCTCAACAGATCCAGATCAGCAGATGCGCGCGCAGGGAGGGTTAGCCAATAGCAGTGGGAACGATGGCCCCAGCGTCTCAGGCAGTGGCGATAGCACCTCTTACCTAAAAGCCCGCACGGCCCTGACCGTTTACCAGGCGCAGGAACGCCAACTGTCGATCCAAAAGAAGAAGGGCGTGCTGGTGGATCGTGCACGCGCCGAAACACTGGTGTTTCGCCTCGTTCGCCAGGAACGCGATGCCTGGGTCACCTGGCCCACACGTGTCGCGGCGCTGATGGCCGCGCAACTGTCCGCAGATATGGAGAAGGCATCTGGCAAGGCGGTGACGATCGAGACTGCGATCTTGCAGAGGGTATTGGAAACCCATGTCCGAGAGCAGCTCGACGCCCTAGCGGATCTCAGGGTGGGATTGGAGTGAGCAAATTTGACAATACTTCACCTCACACCTATATCTAGCTAGATAGATAGCTAGGATCAAGCTCATGTGGACATTGCAGGACGCCAAAAACAAGTTCAGTACAGTCGTCGATGCCGCTTTAGCCGGCATCCCCCAGGAAGTGACACGACGCGGAAAATCAGCTGTTGTGGTCCTATCAACCTCAGAATACCGATCTCTACTAGCTGACGCGCAGCGTTCTAGGGGGTCGTTTGTTGACCATTTGCTCGCATTCCCTGCGGAGGATATCGAGCGTGCACAAGTTAAACCCCGGCCCGTCGACTTCTAATGTATGTACTCGACACAAATGTGCTCTCAGCTCTTCGCCGGCCCAATCGAGCACCGCAGGTTGCACAATGGTTGCGTAGCAAGCCTGAGGACCAGCTGTTTCTGAGCGTGATTACCATCGGTGAAATCGAGCGTGGGATCGCTCAACAAGGAAGTCGCAATCCTAGCTTTGCTACGGATCTCCGATACTGGATAGACCGCACCACTCTTCTATTTGCGGATCGGCTCCTTTCTTTTGGTGCAGATGATGCGCGGATTTGGGGACAGCTTTCAGCGCGGCTTGGCCACAATGGGGCAGATCTACAGATTGCTGCCACTGCGCTTGTACATGGCGCAACAGTCGTTACCGGCAATGTGAGTGACTTTGAGCCAACTGGCGTGCAAATCGAAGACCCATTTTAACCTTAGAATAGAGCCCTGAAACGCCCCCGAAGAAAACGGGAAACAGGGCATGAATGACAATCCGTCTCCAACTGTGGACCTGACCAGGGGCCTTGACCTCGCCTTTGACGGCGCTGAGGATATCCTGCGGGCCTGGCGCCGGGCCATGCGGCCTGACCCGGACCTGACGGTGTCCGAGTGGGCAGATAAGCACCGCAAGCTGTCCTCTCGGGCCTCAGCCGAACCTGGTCAATACCGCACGACCCGCACGCCATACCTGCGCGAGATCATGGATGCGCTGAGCCCGGGCCACCCCGCGCAGCGGATCAGCTTCATGAAGGCCGCCCAGGTCGGAGCGACGGAAGCGGGCAACAACTGGATAGGCTTTGTCATCCACCACGCTCCAGGACCGATGCTCGCCGTGCTGCCCACGGTGGAGATGGCCAAGCGCACTTCGCGGGGCCGTATCGATCCGCTGATTGAAGATAGCCCTGCACTTAAGGAACGTGTGCAGCCAGCACGGTCGCGCGATGCTGGCAATTCGATGCTGTCCAAGGAATTCCCAGGTGGGATCCTGGTGCTGACCGGGGCGAACTCGGCCACCGGCCTGCGCTCCATGCCCGCGCGCTATATCTTTCTTGATGAGGTGGATGCCTATCCGGCCTCCTCTGACGAGGAGGGTGACCCTGTGACGCTGGCTGAAGCGCGCACCACCACCTTCGCGCATCGGCGCAAGGTGTTCATGGTGTCGACGCCCACAATACGCGGTCTCTCACGCATTGAGCGAGAGTTCGAAGCCAGTGACCAGCGACGGTATTTCGTGCCATGTCCTCATTGTGGTCACATGCAATGGCTGCAGTTCGAGCGATTGCGCTGGAACAAGGGCAACCCGGAAACTGCGGCCTATGCCTGCAAGGGATGCGAGCAACCCATTGCTGAGCACCATAAGACACAGATGCTTGAGCGGGGTGAGTGGCGCGCAACTGCTACCAGTTCTGATCCAAACGCGATCGGGTTCCACCTCTCAGCGCTTTATTCGCCGATCGGCTGGAAGAGCTGGGAGCAGATCGCCCGCGAGTGGCTGGCCGCTCAAGGGTCAGATGAAATGCTGCGCGCGGCGCGGAACACGCTCCTCGGCGAAACCTGGGTTGAAAGCGGCGATGCCCCGGAATGGCAGCGCCTTGCAGATCGTCGTGAGGTCTTCCCATCACAGATTCCAATGGGAGGCCTGTTCCTCACCGCCGGGGTTGATGTGCAGAAGGACCGCATCGAGGTGGATGTCTGGGCTTGGGGCCGTGGCTTGGAAAGCTGGCTTGTGGATCACATCGTCATTCCAGGTGGGCCCGGCGCCCCCACCTGCTGGGAGGCGCTCACCGAATTACTCAGCCGCACCTGGGTGCATGAGAACGGTGCCGTCATGCCACTGGCGAAACTCGCGATCGATACCGGATATGAGACAGCGGCTGTTTATGCCTGGGCACGGGCGCAGGGCATCTCGCAGGTGGCGCCGGTCAAAGGTCTGGAAGGCTTCAACCGCGCCACGCCTGTGTCGGGCCCAACCTTCGTCGATGCCACGGTGAATGGGCGCAAGCTCAAGCGCGGAGCGCGGCTTTGGACGGTGGCCACCGCCACATTCAAAGCAGAGACCTATCGGTATCTGCGGCTCGAGCGACCGTCCGAGCCAGACGCGCCGATACCGGCAGGTATGATCCATCTCCCCGACTGGATAGACAGCGAATGGCTCAAACAGCTGGTGGCCGAACAGCTGGTCACGATCCGCAACAAGCGCGGGTTTGCCCGCCAAGAGTGGCAAAAGCTGCGTGAGCGCAATGAGGC